TCACGGGGCTAGCCGTCCGCCCGCTGGGCGTACACGATGTGGGTGTTGGGGGCGATCCCAGCCGAAGATGCGGTGCTCCGTGGGCACGATCACGTAGGAGTCCTCGCCGCGAGCGATGGCGGTCTCGAACTCGTTCGCCATGATCTCGTCATAGAACTCAAGCGTGAAGGTGCGCCGCACCGGCGCGGGGTCGACGTCGCTCATGCCGTGATCCTCTCATCTCGCGTCGACGTGCGACGGCCCTCGACGATGAAGTTCGGACCGTGGGAGGTCTCGCGAGGCAGGGCGGTCAGCGCCAACCACCTTCCGGGGTTGTGACCGGACACCGCGAGGCGCTCGCGAGACAGCTCGGTCAGCGGGTACGGCGAGCCGAGCCACAACGGGGAGGCGTCGGGAGCCGTCGCGAGCGGGACTCGCCACAGCCACGCGCCTTCCATGTACTCGCGGCGAGTGGGGTGGAGCCTCTCGACGCGGGCGCCGTCGGGGATGGCGAATCCGAGGGTGCGGAGGCGGTCGAGGAAGCGGAGGGAGTTGGTGGTCATCGCGGGGTCTCCGATCCGGAGTGAAGGGGGCAGAGGGCGAGGCCGCGGCTTACGGTCCAGCCGGCGGCGCGAGCAGCACTTCCGAGGTGGGCGACGGTGGCTTCGTGGCCGTGGCGGACGATCTCCGCGTCGCATTCAACGCCGGGAGCACCGTCGCAGGTGATCCACATGGAGACGCGGAAGCTCACGAGGCCTCCCGGTGCTCGGACTGGATGAGAACGTGGATGCGGTGCCACGCCTCGTTGATGTGGGCCTGCATCGCGTGCCGCTTCTCCAGGTAGACGCGGCGGTGCATGTCCGCGACGACTCGCGAGCGGGCGGCCTTGAGGCCGAGGGTGTCGGCGCCGGCGCGGCGCTTCAGGTCGTGAGCGATGGTGACCGCCACGATCAGGAGCACGGCGACGGCGGCGAGGAAGATGGCCATGGTCAGTCCTTCCAACGGAGGAGGAGTAGGGCGGCACCGGCGTGCAGGGTGGTGTAGAGAGCGGCCCACGCGGCGGCGGTGAGGTTGTGGTCGCGGGCAACGAATGCGACGGCGACGGTGGCGCCGATGAAGGCCTCCCCGCCCGCGCAGAACGCGGCGATCCGGCGGAGCACGTCAGACCTCCAGAATCCGGCCGTCGGCGGACAGGCACAGGGAGTCGGCCGAGGTGACGACGATGGGCTGCCCCTTCGGCCCGACGGCGCTGCCGACGGAGACGTTCGTGACGACGTGGCCACCGGCGGCCTTGCAGCGGGCCTCCCACCCGTTCCCGGCGCGGATGGCGAAGACGAGGCCGATACCAACGGCGAGGAGGAGGATGACAATGCCCGCAACGGCGGCGCGTTCTAGCTTGTCGAGCTTCATGGATGGTGGCCCTTTCAGAGGGAGATGACGGAGACGATCTCGGCGGAGACGGGCATGGCGACGCGGCGGTTCGCGGCGGCTAGCTGGCAGGCGACGAGTCGGGCTTCGGTGTCGCTCTCGGCGGCCACCACCACGCGGACGATGACGTCCTCGCGAGGCGGCCGGGCGAGAGCTACGCCGACGTGGACGGCGACGATCACGTCAGCGTCCTTTCCGGGCCGCGCGGCGGCGGTCGACGATCGTTGCGGCGTTCCAGAGGTGGGAGACCACGACCAGCCACGCGACGGCCGCGAGGCAGAACGCGGGGGCGAGGTCGTAGAGGCGTCCGGGGTCCACGGGGTCACTGCCCCTTTGCGGACAGGTTGACGACAATCGCCACCGCGCCCTCGAAGGTGTAGGCGGTGTCGGTGGTCAGCCCGTCACGCCCGTCGCGGTACACCGCGTACGGCTGACGGCCGAGGTACTCGCCGACGGCGTAGCCGGGGTACAGCTCGGAGCGGAAGATGCCGGTATTCGGGACTCGCTTGAACGAGCCGATCGCCGCGTTGAGCTCGGCGCGCTGTTCCTTGAGTGACTTGCGCTTGGGCATGACGGTTCCTCCCGTGTCGGGCTGCGTTCTGGTGGATGTGGGGTGGCCGGTCGGCCGAGGGAACGCACCCCCGCCCCGTGATCGGGGGTGCGCTCGACGGGGGACCGGTCAGCGGTGCTCGCGGCCCCACTTCTCGGCGGCAGCGACGGCGCGGTCGTAGAACGCGTTCCGGCCGATCGGACGGGGGTAGTTCGTAGCCCAGATCCAGAACATGCCGTTGGGGTTGGCCTGCGAGATGCGCATCTCGGGGTAGGCGTTGCAGCGCCACTCCTTGCCCGCGAGGTCGGAGTCGACCTCGGTCCAGACGATCGGGTCGGCGCGACCGGGGACGTGCGGGGCCGGGTTGTCGAGGTCGGTGACGCCGACCACGCGGATCAGCCGAGCGTCCCGGCTGTGGCTGAAGTGCTTCACCGAGAGCATCGCGGGAATGTCGTCTTCCACGGTGTCGCCAGCTTCGAGGACGACATCGGTCTCGTACTGGTCGGCCGACAGGCTCGGGATGAGGTAGGCGACGCGGACCCGGCGGAGCTCGGTCGCGGGTGCGGTGTTGTCGGTCATCTCGTTCTCCTCGGTGTGGGGTGGCCTCGCGAGAACCAATTTAGCGCGCTAGGCCTAGCGCGTCAAGACGAGAACGCAGAACGCCCCCGCGTCCGCCGGCGATGGGGCCGGGGACGCGGGGGCGTGGGGTTAGAACGGGTACGAGCTGATGGTCGGGCGGGCACCGACCCAACCGCCTGCGGAGGCGCGGCGGGTGAAGCTGCGGGCGAGACGATTGCGGTAGATCACGCCGTCGCGCAGCCTGACCAGGTCGACCCTGCCGTTGGCGCTCTCGTCGGTGATCACCAGGAACAGCGTGTCTCGCGGGTAGGTGTAGGTCAGGACCTTGTCACCGGCCTTGAGCTTGGCGGCTTCCTTCGCGGCGGCCTCGGCGGCCTTCTTCGCCTCTTCGGTGTCGTACGACTCGACGAGGTCGGTGAGGGCGGTGATCAGACCGACGGCGGCGGCGCGGTCGACGTACGCGCCGCCGCCGATGATAAACCCGACAGTGCCCGTGGGGTCGCCGGAGCTGGGCTTGTTCAGACGGACGCGGTCGCCGTCGTTGTCGGCGTGTGAGAAGACCTGGTCATTCATATGGATGCTGCTCCTTCAGTGGCTTCGGTTGGTGTGTGCTTGTTCGGCCGCGACACGGGCGGCGTAGGTCGAGGTGCGGAGCTGAGCTCGCGTACGTGCGCGCTCACGAAGGCGGCGCCGACGCAGCCGGTACACCCGGACTGCGAAGAACGCCGCCAGCGCGAGGAGGCAGAGGGTGGGGATCACACGCGGACGTAGTCGCGAGCTCTGCAGTCCGTCAGGACATCGCCGATGAACTGGGGCATCTCGCCGCCCGTGATGACGACATCCACGCGCCCACGGTCGTCCTCGTCGGACATGACCGTGCGGGTTGACGCCGGGACTCCCCGGTAGGAGACCTTGTCACCGCGCTTGAGCTTCGCCGCCTCCTTGGCCTCGCGGGCGTCGGCGGCCTCGATGGCGGCGGTGAGGGCCTCGATCAGGTGGACGGCGCCTTCGCGGTCGAGATCCATGACGCCGGAGTCCGTCGAGGCGATGATGCCGCGGGCGCTAGTCGTCGCCCATGTCGTAACTTCCATGACGTCGCCGTCGACGTCGTGGATCTCGGTGTAGACGTTCTCGCTCACGCCGGCACCGCCTTCGCCTTGGTGAGGTGGGCGACGTGGATGTACTGGCCGTCGGGGTCGCCGTATAGCGCGACAACGAGCACGCCATCCGACTCAACCCGGAGAACGTTCACGGCCTTGCCGCGGTACGCCGCGCTCACGAAGCCGTTGCCGGGCTGGGCTCCGATTCCCGGGTTGTTTCCGACGATCGCCAGGTCGCCGGGTTTGAACTCGGCGGCGAGGGCGGCGTAGTTGGGGGTGTAGTGGCTCACGTCGGTAGCGCTGAAGGTGCCCTGGCGGTCGAGGTCGCGGTCGAACCTCACATCGATACCGCCATCTGCCCAGAGGTTGACGATGGTGCCGATGCCGTTCCAGGACGGATAGTGCATCGACGTGACCTCGACGCTGTCGCCGACCTTGAACTCCGGCGCCGGCTTGGCAGGCCCGGCCCACGCGGTCAGCTTTGCGGCGAGGTCGCGGGCGGCGTCCTTGGTCAGCGCGACCATGTGGGAGCGTCCGTCATGCATGGCGGAGATGACGGCTTCCTCGTCCTGATCGTCGAAGTACGCGCGGAGGCGGTCTCCGTCGGTGTCGATGTGGCTGAAGCGGCTCACTTGCTGGTCTCCTTGCTGGCGGCGGGCTTGCGCAGGGTGGGTGTGCGGGTGGTCGGCCCCAGCGCCAACAGCGCATGGACCGTCGCGCGGGCGAGCTTGTCGACGCGCACCGGGTGGGAGGGCGCGTAGCCGTGCGTGGACCCCAAGAGGTCCTCGGCTTTGGCGCGGTGCTGTTCCGGCGTCACTTGGCGCCCCGCTTCGCGGCGTGGGCGATCCGTCCGCCGAGCCACTCGTGCAGCTCGCGGGCGACGTCGAGATCGAGCCACGCTTCGGCGGCGTCGATCTGCAGGAAGATGTAGCCGCGGGTGCCGTTCGGCAGCTCGCGGTAGCCGGCGCCGAACGCAGTGCCGTCGCGGCTCTCTGCGCCGACGGAGTCGTCGGGGCTGGTCGGGTATACCATGGCGCCGGACGAGGCACCGCCGGTCAGGTTCTCCGCGTCGGAGAAGTCCTTCTCGGCGGCGGTGAACGCGGCGCGGAGGTCCTCGTTCCCCTCTCCGGAGAAGATGTCGTCGAACGCGCTCACGGGGTGGTCTCCTTCGTGGTCGGTCTCGGGGTTGCTGGGGATGTCCGTGAAGCCCGCCATCCGTGCTCACGCGGGGATGCGGAGCCTTCGGGGTGGTCGACGGGGCATTGCCAACGGACGGGGCAGGCGGTGGAAATGAGCGACGCCCCGCACCGGGGACAGTGAGTCCGGGGTGCGGGGCGTGGGGGAGAGGGCACTAGCAGGGGACCTCCGGAGAGGTCTCGTGGTAGTTGCGCAGGGCACCGACCTTCCACAGGGCGAACCAGTACGCGGCCTGCCACGAGTCGAAGGTGCAGACGATCTCAGCGCCGCGCATCGTCCAGGCGAGTACGCCCCATCGGCCGGTCTGGGAGTCGCGGCGCACGTAAAGCTTGCGGTTCACGGCGCCACCGCCGGGCGGACGAGGTCCTCCCACGCGTCGAGGCGGTCGTTCATCTGCTCGTGCCACCAGACGTACAGCCGGTGGGCGCGGCCGTTGCGGCGGGCGAGGGTGGCGAGTTCGCGGAGCTCGGCTTCGAGGTCTTCGCGGGTCATGACGCGTCCTCGACGACGATCTCGAAGCCGTACCCGTAGTAGAACGGGTTGCCGCAGGACCAGCCCACCGTCAGCTCCAGGACGTCACCCATGTCGGCGAAGATGTGCCACTTGGTGTAGCCATCGGTCGTACCGATGCCGGTGATGATGTGGTCGATCTTGTCGGCGTGGAGGAGGAAGGTCTCCAGTTCGGTGTAGGCGCAACAGTCGCCGGTGCCGATCAGTCCGACACGGACGCCGTTGTCCAGCGTGATCACGGTGCCGGTGTTGCCGTTCCAGTAGAACTTGTCCGGGTCAGGGTTCTGCCGGACCCTCGTGTCCTTCTCGACGTTGACGATGCGGTGGCCGACGACGGCCTCGGACAGCGTGGCGACGTTCTCCGGCATCGTGCCGTCGTCGTCGTTGTGGTCCAGCGTCTCGGTCGGGTAGGGGGTGTTCACGGCTTGCTCCTTGCTGCCTTGAGGATGTTGGAGGCGACGACCTCGGGGTCGCCGTGGTGGGGACAGGCGCGGTCGAGCGGCTCGGGGCCGTCGTTTGGCGTGTGCGCACTCAGTGGCGGGCAGATGCACTCGCCGCGGTCGAAGTCGGGCGGGCCGGCGATCGTCGACTTCACCCACGAAGCGGGGAACCAGCGGACCTCGGCGGTCTCGGCGTCGCGGAGGAGGGGCGCGCGGTGTGGCCCCCAGACGAGCACCTCGCCGAGCCACTCGCGCCCGGAGGTGGGGGAGACGACGCGGGCGAAGTCGCCGTTGCCGGGGGTGCTCACCGGCGCTCGATTCCGAGCTCGCGCTCAAGCTCGGCGGTGCGCTGCTTCGCGTCCTCTAGCTCGCGGATGAGACGCTCGGGGTCGAGAGCACTCGTCAGCCGCAGTGCGTACAGATACGACAGGCGGCCGGGCCAACCGAACAAGGTGAACAGCGTGCCGCGAGTGACGTAGCTGCGGAGGCCTTCCTCGGTGAGGTGGTACTTGCGGCCGTACTCCGACCACTCCTTCCCCCGTGCACGGCCCCAGAGCGCGGGAGCGTCCCATCGGGCGAGGAAGTGGCCGACCCCGAGGTAGGCGGCGACGGAGCCGAGGACGATCAGGAGGGCAATCACGCGTTGGCTCCGTTCGGGAAGGCGTCGGCGTGGGCTTCGATGCAGGCGCGGACGAGCGGGCCAACGGCAGTCATGCCCTCGCGGGTGGAGAACGTTGCCCACGACAAGCACTCGGACCCGAGGTACGGCCCGGTGCGGAGCTTCCGCACCTCCACGCGCACGACGTGGTCGGAGTGCTTGTCCGGCGAGATGCGGTAGAAGTGGTGCTCCGGCAGCTCGGGGGCACCGGCGGCATGCAGGGTGGCGGCCGTGGACTCGCCGAGGGCGGCGCGCTGTGCGGCGTTCACCACTCGTTCCCGTCGTTCAGCAGGTCCAGCGCGTCGGCGAGGTCCTGGGAGTCGATGGCGTCGCGGGAGTCGAAGTCGAGTTCGTCGTAATCGAGGTAGCTCATCTGCGCTTGTCCTTTTGCTTGTTCTGGTTCGGTGTGGCGCTTATGTCCCTGAGCCGGGGGAGTGGTGCTCACGCGAGTTCCTCGTCGGCGAGCTGCTGCATCCCGACGCGCATCGCGTCGATGGCCTTGGAGCGCTTGCGCTGCGCAGTGGGGCGGGTGAGGCCGAGGCAGTGGGCCGCCTGGGCGTCGTCGAGGAGCTCGCCGACGCGGTAGCCGTGGGTGGCGCGGAGGGTCTCGGAGGACGCGTCTTGGAATCCGAAGCGGAGGCGGAGGATGGACTCGGCGTCCACCTCGACGAGGCCGAACAGCCAATCGACGAGGTCGGCTTCGATGACGGCTTCCTCGGGGCCGGGCGTGCTGACGGCGTACGCGGAGGCCGGGAGGGATGCGTCGAAGCTGTGTGTTGCGGAGATGGCGCGATGCGCGGCGAGGAAGGTGTACGGCGTGAAGCCGTTGTTGGTGGCGCGGCACTCGGCGTAGGCCGCGTCCACGTCGCCGCCGTGCTTGTGGATCAGACGCCAGTAGCGGAGGGAGACGTCCTCGGTGACCGTGACGATGTCGCTCGTGCGGGCGGCGTCGGCGACGGTGCGGTAGACGATCGTGGAGATGGTTCGTGTGAAGTGGACGTCACCGGCGGTGTCGTGGCGGCGGACCGCGAGCACGAAGGCCTCGTACGCCGTTGCGAACGCGTCTTCCTTGCCCATGTTGGCTTGGCCGCGCCGGGAAGCGCGGTGGAGCATCGGCAGGAAGGCCATGACGAGGCGCTCCATCGCGGCCTCCGACTCGGGGGTGCGGCCGTAGGTGATGCGCTCGCCGTCGTCGGTCACCGGCACGTCCTGGGCGGCCTCGATCAGGCGGGAGACGGTCTGGGGGTCGAGGGTCTCGGTGGCGTGCGCGTCAAAGAGAGTCGACGCGCTAGGGCCTAGCGCAATGGAGGCATGAGTGTACTCAGGCATGGGTGATCTCCCTGTGTGTGCGGCGCGAGTGCGCTGGAATTCAGAGGTCGGCGCGGTGGTCAGCCGCGCCCTTCGATGACCTCAAGTTAGCGCGCTAGGCCTAGCGCGTCAAGAACGAGTGTTTGACGAGGGCCTCAGGCAACGGAAGTGAGTGCTCAGAGCAACCAGATGGTCGCGAGCGGCAACAACGACAGCGCCCCCGCCGACGGGGTTTCCGTCTGCGGGGGCGCTGTGGGTGAGGAGAGCGTTACGCGGCGCTCAGGTAGAGCACCGGGGAAAGCAGCGGACCGAGGGCCTCGCCGGCGAGGTCGAGTAACTCGCTGGTGAGGATGCGGACACGCTCCGCGTCCTCGGGTGTCAGTTCATCGAGTGTCATGGTGTTTCCCCCTCCCAGCGAGCAAGGGCGGCCCCCAGCGCTGGCACTTGCGGTCGAATTGCGCGCGTCGCCGTGAGCAATGCGGCGGCGGTACGACGGATCTCGTCTGAGAGGTCGGATCGCCTGGCGTCGATCACGGTGTCGAGCGTGGGATTCGGAATCCCGTTCGGCGCGGCGTCGCTAGTACCACCTGGCGGGGCGTCGTACTGGGCGGCGACGGCGGGGCGAAGGACTCCCTCCAGGTCCTTCAGGGTCTGGATCAGTTCGGCGTATGCCTCGTGGATCGTGGTCACTGTTACTCCGAGTGAGTCTAGGCGCGGCGTAGGACGGTTTTGGTCACAGATTGGGAGACTGTGGATGGATAAATGTGGGATGGATCACATAACAACGGGGCTTTGTCAGGACGAACTAGCGTTACCTGCCAGTACGTGCAACTTCGGGTGAGGTTTCGCCTTGCGTTACATGCCGAAAGCTGCAATTTCGGCCTTAGCCGCTAGGCCGCAGCGCCGTATCCCATGCCCCAGTTGGAGCCGTACACCTCGGCGTCGGCGGTGATGGCGACACCCTGGAACGTGGACTCCATTACGCGGCGGACTTCGTGGGCGAACTCGTTGGCGTCGGCAACGGGAGCTTGACCGAGGATCTCGTCGTGGACGGGTAGCAGCAGGTGGTCTGAGAGCCCTTGGTTGTCGAGGTCAACGAGTGCCTTCGCCAGCAGGTCGCGGGCGGTGGACTGGACGACATAGTTGGTTGCCGCGTACATCCGATCGCGGTCGAGCGGGAGGTGCCGCCCGAACGGCGTCACGACCTCGAACTTGCCGAACTGGGCTTGGCGCTGCAGCCGGCGGCCGTACGCCTTGATGCCGGGGAAGGCGGCGTCGTAGGCGTCGGTGGCGGCCTTGGCCTCCTCGTACGTGATGCCGGTCTGCCGGGCGAGACCCGCAGCGCCGCCGCCGTAGACCTTGCCGAAGCCGACGCCCTTGAACAGCTTCCGGGCCTTGGCCTTCTCGGTGTCGGTCATCGTGGCCCAGCGCGGTCCCATGACGAGCTTGGCCGTGAAGGTGTGGAGGTCCTCGCCGGAGGCAACGGCCCGGAGCATGTTCGGGTCGCCGGACAGCGCGGCAATGACCTTCATCTCGACCTGTGAGTAGTCGACGCTCCAGATCGTCATGCCCTCGTCGGCGATAATCCCGCGGCGGATCTTCCAGTCTCCGGAGGGGAGCTGCTGGAGCGGCGGGTCCGACACGGACATGCGGGCGGTCCGGGCGGCGAGGGACTTGATCGATGGGTGGATGCGATCGTCATCGTCCCGGCGGTCGAGGAACGCCTGTGCGTACGACGTCGACCACTTCGAGGCTCGCTTGGCGCGGACGACGGCGTCGGCTACAAGGTTGGGGTCGCGGCGGTTGTTGCGGGTCCACTGGTGGTCTAGATCCGCCATCCCGAGGAGCACGTCTTTGCCGACCGAGAGGTTGCCGGTGGCGGTCTTGGTCGACCACTGCTCGCCCATGCCCTGCAGGGCGGCGGTGACCTGCCGAGTGGAGTTGACGTTCTCGACGCCGAACCGGGCGGCGACTGCCTTGTACTGCTGCTCCTCGGCGGCGAGCTCGGCGACCAGCTGTCGCGTGTAGTCGACGTCGACCCGCATGCCTCGGCGCTGCATGGACGTGGTGATCAGCTGTACGCGGTGCTCGAAGTGCGCGAGCTTGGACAGGCCGTTGCCCTTGATCAGGATGCCGAGCTCGCGGAGGAGGCGGGCGGTGTAGATGACGTCCAGGCCGGCGTACCGGATGTAGAGCGGGTGGTCGATGTCGATGAGCGCCCAGCCGGTCTCCTTGGTCGCCTTGTACTCCGACCGGAAGACGGCGTACAGGCCCTTCGCCGTGTCCTCGGCCTCGGGGTCGACGTAGACCGCAGACAGCGGCTTCAGGCCGAGTCCGGTGCCGCCCTCGGACTCCATCCGGGGGTCCGCGAGGTGCGCCAAGATGTAGGTGTCGAACATCCGGGGACCGAGCTCGGCGAACGGGGCGAGGCCGACGCGGTCGACGGCGAGGAGGTCGTACGGGGCGTTGTGGGCGACCCACTGGCGGCCGGGGTGGGCGAGGGTCTCGCGGATCGTGGCGGCGAAGCGGTCGACACGGATGACCCATGCCTCCTCGCATGAGCCGAACTGTGCGAGGCGGACGCCGAACGCGGCACCGTAGATGTGGAGGCCAGTGGTCTCGGTGTCGAAGGCAACGACCTGCCCGGCGTTCCGGTCGAGGAAGTCGCGGAAGCCGGACAGGTCGGCGTCGGTCTCGGGGTAGAAGATCGGGACCTCGTCACCGGCAACGCGGTGCGTCAGGCGGATCACGCGGTCTCCCTTCCGGTGACGGCGGACAAGATGGCTTGCGCCATGACGGGCGGGATGGCGTTGCCGACCTGCTGGAACTGCTTGGTCCGGGAGCCACGCCACGGGTAGTCCGGCGGGAAGGACTGGAGGACGGCCGCCTCCTGGACGGAGACGCGGACCTGCTCGCGCTCACGCTGGGACTCGTCGAGTACGGCGTTCTCCCAGACGACGGCGTTGAGCCGGGCGCCGAAGTGGACCGTCGGGGCGGGCTGGTCGAGGTCGCGGCGTGCGGACTTCGCTTGGTTGCCGTTGACGTACTGCCAGCGGCTCCAGCTCCGGGACTTCTCGGTGACGACGAAGGCGGGCTTGTCGGCGTCGCGGAGGTCGCGGGCGCGGTAGTCGTTCCCGTTGAGGGTGATGACGTCGTCGCGGTCGGCCTGACGGGCGAAGCCGACGAGGTCCGTCGGGTCCCAAGCCTTCTCGATCCAGCGACCCTCGGCGCGTTCGTTGGCGATCGTCTTCCGGGCGCCGGAGCCGCCGATCATCTGCGGGTCGGCGCCGCCCGCTGCGGTACCAGCGGCGACGGTCGGGTAGGGGCGGTGGGTCATGCCCCACGAGATGGCTTCCGCCATGCTGACCCACTTCTTGACGCCGACGTCGAGGCGGTCGGGCGTGCGGTTGTGGTACTTCGAGTGGGTCGGAGTCGGCAGCGCGACGTCGACACCGCGCCGGGCAACGAGGATGGCGCGCTTGCGCGTCTGCGGTACGCCGTACTGCTCGGCCTGGAGGTTGCCGGTAGCAACGGAGTAGCCAAGCTCGCGGAGGACCTCGGCGTACGCCTCCCAGATCGGGAGCACAGGCGGCACCTGCTCAAGGGCGATCCACTCGAAGGGGCGGCCCCAGTCGTGCGCCTCGATCAGCCAGCGGAGCGGCTCCAGGACGAGGGTCGTCGTGTCGTCGGCAATGACCTCGTACTTGGTGTGCTCGCGGGCGGCGAGGGAGCGGACGCCGCCGAGGACGGCCTCCATCGCGGCACGTCCCGCGCCCTTGCCAGCGATCGAGAAGGTCGGGCACGGCGGCGAGGCGATGAGTCCGGTCGCCTTGGGGAAGTCCTTGGCGCTGTAGTTCCGGATGTCGTCCTGGATGGTGTGGAGCCCGGCGGCGTTCCGGGTCTCGCACGCGGACGGGTCGGCCTCGATGCCGGTCACGTCCATACCTAGTTGGGTGGTGGCTGCGTGGTCCCAGCCGCCGGGACCGCCGCAGAGGTCGACGACCTCGGCGTCAAAGTGGGGCACGATGCCTCCTCGGGCATGAAGAAAGGCCCCCAGCGCCGTCGTGATGACGGGCCGGGGGCCTTGGGTGGTCGTGCGGATCAGGGCTCGAACGACTCCAGATCGGGGGCGTCCTCGCTGTTGGTGGTGATGTCCGTGAGCGGGTTGTCCTGTGCTCGCTCGTCGGCAGCCTTCTCCGAGGGGCGGGCGGGGCGGATGCCTTTGAAGCCGCGCTTGCCCTTGCGGCCCGACTGCTCGACGCCGCGAGCGCGTAGCTCGTCGTAGAGCGTGCGGGGCTGCCACGGGTGGTTGCCTTCGCGCTCTACCCACTCGCGATAGAGGGCGTACAGCTCGGCTCGCTCGATCCAGCCGGCGTCATCGTTGACCAGCACGCCGGGGTAGAACTCAAGGAGCTTGTCCGACTCCTTGCGGAGGTCGTCAACGGTCTCGGTGACCCGCTGCGGTTCGCCGAGGTTCCCGCGGGCGAACCAGTCCATCGCGCCCCGGACAGCCCACGCGAGGATGCCAGCGCGCTCGGCGCGGAGCTTGGCCGAGAGGCTGGAGTCCTTGCGGGCTCCCTTGAACTGCTGCTTCCACTCGATGACCTTGAGCCGCCGCCAGATTCCGTCCGAGTTGTCGCGGTTCTCCGGGATGGCGTTGGTCGACATGAACAGCAGGAAGGCGGGCGTGAAGGTGAACGGCTCCTTGTAGAGGAATCGGGCGGTGACGGGGTCGTCGCCGGTGAGCCGCTTCAGCTTGGCGTCCGCCATCCGCGCGCCGGACTCGGCTTCGGAGGTCAGGACCAGCCGCGCACTGCGGAGGATCGCGACGTCCGAGGACGCGGAGGAGCCGTCGGTGGTCCCGCCGGCTAGGAACGTCTCGATCGGTGCGGCCTCGGTGATGGCGCGGAAGGTGTTGTACAGCGCCGTCGTGAAGACGGACTTCCCGTTGCCGCCGCGACCGTGCAGCATGACGTAGCACTGCTCGCGGTTGTGGCCCGTGATCCCGTAGCCGACGAGGCGCTGCAGATAGCCGGGCATCGAGTCGTCGTCGGGGAAGCACTCGCCGAGGAACGACTCCCAGCGCGGGGCCTTGGCGTCGGCGTCGTAGTCGACGTCGATCGCCTTGGTGAGGAGGTCGTTCGGGTTGGATGGACCGAACTCTCCGGTGCGCAGGTTGACGGTTCCGTTGCGGCAGGCAAGGAGGTCGGGCTTGGCGTCGAGCTCGTCGGCCGCAACGGAGACGCCGGGGCGAGTCTTCAGGAGCTCGACGGTGGCCTTGAGGTTGCGCTCGCGTTGGGAGTCATGCGCCCAGCGGAGAGCGGCCTTGCGTGCCTTGTCGGCCGGAGAGCCCTCCTCGCCCTTCGGCATGCGGAGTGCCTCGTCCATGAGGGCCTCGGCCGAGCTGGCGGCCTCAGCGAGGACGCGGTTACGGAGGTCGACCTCCCACGCGCGCCCGTTCCAGACGAGGAAGCCGAGGGCGCCGGAGTGGCGGACCATGCGGTTCATCCGGTGGAAGAGGCGAGTGGCATTCCCGAGCTCGGTGTGCGCGAGCTGTGCTTCCTCCATGGAGGGAACAGAGGGAGAGGCGCTTTCCGGCTGGACATCGGCGGCCGGGGGCTCCCATGGCGCCGCTGAGGTAACAGCCTCGGTGAACGCCGGGTAGAAGGCGTCCGGGTCCTGCTTGCGCCAATCGGAGATGTCGACGCCGGGGAGCTGCAGGACCGCGACGCGGAGACCGACCGACGTCAGCCGCTCGCCGACGATCTCGTTGAAGCGCTGGCCGCCCTTGTCCGGATCGCCTGCGAGGACGAAGGTCCGGTCAGGGAACCGGGTCGCCAGCTCGGCGAGGACGTCGTCGGGCAGACCCATGGAGGCGCCGCGGATGAGAAGCGTGTCGTACCCCGCGCCGACGGAGGTCAGGCCGTCTCCAGGACCTTCGGTGACGAGGACCTCGTCCCAAGGCAGGTCGCCGGGGAACCAGCCATAGACGCCCCAGCGCATGCCCTCCGGGTTGAACGGGCCGGACCACTTCGCGCGCCCGGAGTAGTCCGTGTCGATGGCGCGGGCCTGCAGGTAGTGCGGGTGCCCGTCGAAGTCGTTGAAGGGGACGACAAGACGGGCGGTGTCTCGGTAGAGGTCGCGAGACAGGCCGACGATGCCAGACGACAAGGTGCCGTCGTCGTAGCCGAGACCGAGTGCATCCGCGCGGTCGTTGGTGATCCCGAAGCGCGCCTCGGCGTAGTCGACGGCGTCGGCGCCCTCGTGGAACAGCTTGCCCGCTGACGCGCTGAGGTACATCGCGAGAGCCGCGCGGTGAGCGATGGAGACTGCCTCGGGGACCGCGCCGGCTGACTTCACGTTGGCCATGTCGCCGGGTTCGACGTTGAAGAGGTCGGTCATCCGGAGGTCGAGTGTGGAGAGCACGTCGGCGGTCTTGCAGCCGACGCGGCACCGTAAGATCAGGGTCTTGCGGTCGGCGTTATAAGCCACGCGGAGCGAGGGCTTCTCGTCGTCGTGGGCGGGACAGATGACGGCGTAGCCGTTGGCCTCCTCGTCGACCACGTCGAAGCGGCCGAGGAAGTCGGCGAAGGTGAGGCTCCCGGCGGGGGTGGCCGGGGCGGGGTCGGTGAATGGATCTGCCATATCGGCGGTGGCCTCCGGGGAGTTTTCGGGAACGCGACAGCGCCCCCGACTCAGGTGGAGTCGGGGGCGCTTTGGATGTCCGTGAAGTTGGGCGGCTGCGCTCAGTTGGTGACGGGTAGCCCGCAGGTTGAGCAGTAGCCGTAGGGCTCGGGGTCGCCGTCTTCGAGGACGCGGGTGACGGTGCGGACGACGCCGCGACAGGCGGGGACGGCGCAGAGCTCGGGGTCGTCGGTCACTGCGGTTTCTCCAGGAAAATCACGGCGGCATCCGTGTAGACGTTCGGAGATCGCATGGCGAGCATCGAGCGGATCGCGTGCAGGAGCACCGGCGCCTCGTCCGGCACGCCTGGTGCGACGTAGATTCGGCGCACTCTCATGCCTTGAAGGTCGCGCGTTGCGCCGGGACTGAAGCACTGGTCGACGCGGATGCCGGCGGCGGCCAGTGCTGTCCGCGCGTCGGCTGCCTCGTCGTACGTCCGAGCGATGATGATGTCGACGCCCTTGTAGACCTCGCTGCGCTTCACTCGGCGTCGACCCACGTGACAGTGCCGACCTGGACCTTGCCGGAGGTGACACGTCGGATGCGGGGGTCGTCGCGGTCGATCCACTCTGTCGGCCCGGACTTGAGGAGCCGACTCACGGAACGCCTCGCAGAGGTCATGGATGAGTAGGGGCCGTGGGCGCTCACCCGTTCGTAGTCCTCGTAGCCCGTGATCTCCCAGTGGCTCCTGCGCCAAGCCCAGCGGCGCTCGCGTTCGTCGAGGATCAACGCCTTACGTGCTTCGAACTCCTCCTCGGTCTCGTCGAAGATCTGGACCTTGACGGCCCGGACTCCGACCTCGGTGACCAGGCCGCGGTATTCCGTGTCGCTGGTGATGTACTGCCGTCCACGGGAGCCCATCAGCGGCCCGCCCGTCGAGCGACGCGCGCGGCCTTGTTGCGGCGCCGCCGGGCAGTCTTCGTTGCTGAGGGCACCGTTCCGGTGTAGACGTGCTTGCCGGTCCGGGCCATCGCCAGGGAGTAGCGCCAGCGCAGGACGCGGGTGGCGTCCATCTCGGCGTGGAGGGCATCGACGGCGTCACGGTCGACGCCGGGGAGCTGGACGCGGGGGACGTCGAGCATGGGGACCGGGAACGCGGAGCCGTGCTCGGCGTTCGGCAGGTTGAACATCATGTGAGTTCTCCTCAGAAGATCGAGTCGGCGAAGCCCGCGTCGAGGGCCTCTTGCGGGGTCAGGTACCAGTCACAGCGGGAGTCGACCTCTGCGCGGATCTCGTCGGCGGTGAGCTTGCCGCGCGAGGCGTAGAGCTCACACATGCGCGAGTAGGTCTCCTCCAGGTGCTCGTACGTCTCGCGGATCTCGTGGACGTTGCCCCAGACGCCGGAGCTCGGCGGGTGGAGGTGGAGGCGGGACTCGTGGCCGATGATGCGTTCGGTTCCGGCCTGCAGCATGAGGCCCGCCATCGACGCGGTGATGCCGGCGGCGCGGGTGTAGACCTCGTGCGACTTGGCGATGTGGCGGACCTCCTCGACGAACCAGAAGCCCGCATCGACGAGGCCACCGGGGGAGTGGAGGACGATCTCGATCGGAGCGTCTGACTCCTTGGCCCAGTCGTCGAGCTTCTTGACGGCCGCCGAGACCGAGCGGGTGGTTACCTCGGTGTCGAAGTAGTAGGTGCGGAGCTCGTCGTCCTTGGTGGACAGGGGAAACCGCTTGGCGAGGCGGTCGAGGGTCTTGCGGATCACGGGGCCTCCTTAGCGGCTGAGTTCTCGGTACTTCCAGGCGTCCTCGGCGAGGGCGTGGTACTCCTCGACGAGGTCGCGGAAGGCGGCCAGGGACATTGCGACGTAGGCGTCGGCGGCCCCTTTGCCGCGACGCTTGATGACGGCAACGCCGTACTTCTCTTCGGCGCGTGCGGCCTGCAGCTCGGCGCCGGCTACTCCGACGCGGAGGGCGGTGCCCACGTCGGCGTAGTTCTTGGCCTGCAGGCAGAACGGCGACACGTGGATGTCGCCGACGTCCTCGAAGCCCTCGGCGTGAGGGCGGCGGACCTTGCGGCCGAAGACGGCAGCGAGGTAGCGGACGATGTCGAGCTCCCAGCGGGCGCCCTTGGCCTTGTTGGCGGAGGTCATGACGGCCTCCGTGGTCGGCCGGTGCGGCGCCACCATTCGAGGGACTCGACGACGTGCTCCAGGGCGGCGCGCATCTCGTCGTAGTCCTCGTCCTGCGAGAGGATGCGGAAGCCATTGGAGTCGAACACCGGGTTACCCTGCTCGTCGCGGGTGTAGTTCGGGCGGTCGATCTCCTGGAGCGCGGTCTCCGCGCGGGAAAGCACGGTCCGGACGGCGACGAGGGCATCGCTCGTCTCGCGGCCACGGTCTCGCATGGGGCGGTAGGGCTCGGTGTAGCGGAGGTCCTCAGCCATTGCCCGCCTCGATCCGGCGGCGGGCCTCGGCGTAGGCGGCGTTAAGGGCGGCCATGCCGTCCACCTCGTGGCCGGAGGTGAATTCGACGTTGATCACTGCCTCGCCGGACAATCCAGATACCGCGGTGGTCTCCAGCTTCACGTAGGGCATGTCACGCCGCCTTGAGGTGTCGGCTTGCCCGGCGAGCCTGACGGTTGCTGTGGGCAAGGATGATTTCGGTGACCTTCGCGGTACGTCGGGCGCCGAGGTGGGGGAGGACGGCGCGCATGACCGCAACGGCGTCGTCGCCGTGGACCTGCGCGACCATGCAGGGCTTGTGGTGCTGCTGGCGCGGCGGCTCGATGTGGACGCGGGCGTTCATCAGCTCGGCGGCGCGGAGGACGACGTCGTGGTCGGACATCTTTACGCGGAGCCGCGGGGAGGAGTGCGTCATGTCGAAGCACCCCTCCCCGTCGAGGATGCCGGCGAGCCAGGCGGATTGAACGGAGGTGAGGGAGCGGGCGTCGGGGACGTTCATCCAGCCACCGCCGTGATAGCGACAGCGATGATCCAGCAGAGGACACCGAATCCGAAGAGGACCCAACCGGCAGTGGTGGCGCCGAGGAGGGCGCAGAGTGCGGCGGCGATGAAGAAGAGTTCGCTCACTTCTTGGACCTCCACTTCGTGTACGGCGCGGGACCACAGAAGACCCGCCAGTTGAACTGGTCGCCGTAGTTCATGGACCAGCCCAGGAGGTTGCCGACGAGCCATCCGATGAGGAGGGCGAGAATCGCGGAGATCACAGGCGGGCGTCCTTGCACTCGGGGCACTCGGGGAGGTGCCGGTTGTGGGTGAGGTGGTGGACCGGGCAGACGACCTCGTTGGGGACGAGGAGGGTGTCGGGGTCGATGGCGGCGAGGGCTTCGGGGGTGGTCACGGGCGCTCCTCGCGGATGCCGAACTCCTTGCGGATGGCCTTGCGGCTCTGGCGGACGTGAGGGGTGTAGGAGGACCGGAAGCCGTTGTCTTCGGTGTTGCCGAGGGTGTAGCCGCCGTCGTCGTCCGCGTACCAGGTGTCGCCCTCGCCGTCGACGATCACGCGGGGCTTCGGCTTCTTCGCGGGCTTGCCCTCGGCAACGTTCGCGGCGCGCTTGAGGGCGCGGGCGAGCTGGCGAGCCTGCTTGGGGGTGTAGCACGTGATCAGGTAGCCGGTCGTGTTCCGGACGTCCACGGTGCCCTCAACGCGAACGCTGAGGCTGTCGCCACAGTTGTCATGGACGGTCGTGTCATCGCTCGTCAGCATGGGGTGGTCTCCTTGCAGGAAAGGGGAAACGCCCCCGTCGACCGGAGTAGGGGTCGACGGGGGCGTTGGGGATGCGTAGGTTGCGTTCTCCTGCCAGGCGTCAACCTGGCAACCGTTCGCAGCAGGCGCTAGCGGCCCTGCCCACGCGGTCTAGCTGGCGCCGATCAGAACGGCGCCTCGGTGTTCTTCGCCAGGTAGTCGCGGCCCTTGGCCTTGTCCGCCTCGTTGGCGGGGGTCAGGGTCCACGGGGCCGACTGGCCCGGCTTCTTGTTGCCCTGCGAGACGCGGCCGAGGACCATGCCGCCGACCTTCGACTTGAGCTGGGACTGCAGCACCTTCGGGAAGACGAGGGTGTCGATGAACTCGTCGCCCTCGGCGATGTCGCCGTCGGCCTTGCCGTCGAGGACGATGACGTCAGCGCGGACGGCGTCGGAGGCTCCGTGGACGGTGTTGATCCCGGTCTCGATCGCGTGGACCTTGACGAGGACCAGCGCGCCGTGGAGGTCCTTCCACTGAATGCCGGTGGCGGTGCTCGGGTCGCTGAAAGCGTCGTTGCTCATGCTTGGACTGCTCCTTGAGATGAGAAGGTCCGGCCGGTGAGGGCCGGGGACGCTGCTCATGTCCATGAGGCAGGGCTGCTGCGCTCGCCCTGTGTGCAACGAATTTCGGGCGGCTAGCGCGGGATGTGCCAGCGGGTCGCGAGGACGACGGCGCGGTAGTAGAGGCGCTTGTACCAAGGGGTGTGTTCGACCATCAGTTGCCTCCGGCAAGTTCGGCGATGCGGGCTTTGGCGAGCGCGGTCAGGCCGGGCGTCCAGGTGCGCTCGTTCATGGAGAAGAGGACGCGGAGAGCGTCGGGGGACTTCGCAGCGGCGATCTGCTCGACGAGGGTCGGGCCGGGCTTCACGTTGGACTGTGCGGACGCGAAGGCATGGGTGAGGTCCTTCCGCTTCCTCCAGGCGTGCACGCCGACGGCGAGGGAACTGGCAGCCTCGAAGCCGGCGCGGATGTCGAACCACAGGAGGCGGGCGGTGCCGGTGCCCGCGGGGAGGTGGATGACGACGCCCCAGTCCTTGGAGGGGTTGCCCGGGAGCGGAGAGCGGGCGCCGAGGCTGTGGTCGTAGTCCTCGGAGTTGGCGTAGACGCCGAGCTGCATGGCGATCTTGCCTGCACCGAGGTCGACGTGACCGGTCTTGACGTCGCCGATGACGGCGTCGCCGGGCTGCACGGGATCGCCTGCGTTGGGGACGAGGCGGCCTTCGGCGTCACGGCCCGGGTAGCGGAGGACGTCGCCGTGCTTGGTGTGGTAGACGTCGAGGAACTCTTCGGTGAAGCCGAGAATGCGGTCGTAGGTGCCGCCGACGCGGAGGTCGTCGCGGACACAGAATCCCTCGATACCGAGGAACTCCAGGCCGTTGGTGATGTCGGCGTAAGCCTTCAGGTCCGGGAGGTACTCCTCGGGGATGAACTCTCCGAGGCCCTCGCCCTTGTCGATGCGCTCGGTGAGGGAGTGGATCGCCGTACCGGTGTTCGCGGCGGCGTCGCCGGCGGCTGCGTCCTTCGCGGCCTTGGCGATGTCGTTGAGCTTGCGCTTCTGGTACTGATCGGTGGGGTCGTCGATCGCGGACGCGGCGAGGATGAGGTCCTTGCGGCGGGACATCCCGAGCACGGCCATCCGGAGTTGCCAGAGGCCGAGGTGGTAGGTGTCCTCCAGGCAGCCGACGAACGTCGTGCAGCGGGTGTAGGCGATCGGCTCGCCGCCTTCGGGCGGTGTGATGAGCGGGCGGCCCCATCGGTCGCGGGGGAGTTCAGCTTGAGGCGTGGAGAAAGGATCGGACATGCGCGGTGGTCTCCAGAGCGGTCGGTGGTGTGCTCTGTCGATGTCCGTGAAGGGGATGCTCTGCGCTCACGCGGCGCGGGGTGGACGCGGGGAACGGCAGCGGGGTAGCAGGTTGCAGGTAGTTACAGCCTTATCCGACCTCTTTTCCACGTGTCCGCGCAGAAAAGTAGTAGGGATAAGGGTGTAACCGGCTGCTACCTGCTACCCCGCGAGGGCCAGAGGAGGCTAGTTGTCGCCCTGTGCGATCGCCGCCGCACTCTCCGCGTGTTCGACGATCTTGTCGACGAGGGCGCGGGCGGTGGTCCGCTGGACGAGATCGAGGTGAGCCAGTGATGGAGCCGCGTTCACCGCCTCCAACAGCCGCACCGCGAGTGCGAGGGCCGTGAGGGGGTCGTCGTGAAGGGTGCCGGGAGTGAATCCGGCCGCCGCGAGGGCCGCCGCGATGTCCTCGCTCTTCTTCTTCTTGCGGCCTTGGAAGGTTCCCGGCGTCAACTCCAGCGCGTCACGCTCCTCGGGGGAGAGCCGCGTCTCCTGGAGCCGGTTGACGTGGTATCGGACGGCTGTTTGGATGCGCTGCCGTTCCTTGCGGTCGACGCCGGCGCCGTCGTATGCGGCGATCAGGGCGTCTTGGTACTCGCGGCTAGAGCCCTTGGGATCGTTGACCCGATCCCGCAGGTCGAGCACGCGCCCGGCGATCTTCGGGAGGGCGTCGCTGTTCCCGCCGAGGTACCGGCGTATCAGGTCCGTCAGCTCGGCCGTGAGCGCGGGCACTGTTGCGGGAGTGTCCATGCGACCACGCTAGACGCTAGCGCGATAGTGAGCAAGTGAGCACAAAGTGTGGGAACGCACAGAAGCCCCGCCACCCCGGATGAATGGGGGTGACGGGGCGCGGGGCTAGCTGAGAGCGGCGAAGCGGTCGGCTTGCCGGTGGAGGTCTTCGATGGTGCCGTCGTTGAAGACGGTGTGATCGGGGGTGTAGTCGTCGAGTGCGATCTCCGAGATGTGCTCGACGTCCGGAGTCTCGATGCGTGGGTTGACGACGCGGAGGGTGCGTCCGCGCCAGTGGTTGACGACGGCGTAGGCCTCGTTGGGGAAGCGAACGTCCGTGATGACGACCGGTCCGTCGTGGGCTTCGACCTGCCGCATCACCGCGCGGACCCAGAAGTCCTCGTCGAGGTCGCGAACCCCGACGCCCATGTGCTGGAGGGTGCGGCGGACCTCGCGGAGTTCCTTGGCCTTCTCCCAGCCGAGATCGCGGACGACATACGAGAGCCGAAAGAGCAGTGGCTCACGGAAGGCCCACCCGCTGAAGTGGTGGTACTCGTCGGCCTCGACCATTACCAGCGGATCGAGCTTGAGGGCGGCCTCGCGGAGCATGTCGGCGAAGGCGAAGCGGGTGAAGCCGTGCTCGTTGCAGAGCCGGGCGGCGAAGGTGTCCTTGCCGTGGCGCTTCTTGCCGAGTACGCCGATGATGCGGGATGCCATATGCGCGGGTCTCCTCGTGTGGGGGTGTGCCCGTCATGTCCGCGAGGAGCGGCGGCTGTGCTCAGTCGGCCTTCGGGATGCGTGCAGTGAGTTCGCGGATCGCGGCCCACATCTCGTGGTTGCGCTCGTCCTCGGAGCGGACGTGCGCCGACAGCGCGCCGGCGAGCTCGGTGACCTGCCCGGAGAGGGCGGCGTACTCGGCTTGCGTGCGGGCCATCGTGGCGACGGCCTCTTCGAGTCCGGCGAGGCGGATGCCGAGGCCAGGGGTGGCGGGGGCCAGCTCGGCGCCGGTGTCCGGGTGGAGGATGGCATCACGGCCGAGGAGGGCGTCACTCGCGGCGCCGAGCTTCGTCGTGAGGACGCGGCCCCGCTTCCACAGCCTCCGGCCGAGCGCCAAGAAGACGCCCAGCGCGGAGACGACGGCCGCCGCCGTGATGATGGTGGCGGTGGTGATCATGGGGTCACTCGTCCCCGAGTACGGCGTGCTCGTCCGCGTAGGCCTTGTCGGTCTTCGGGGTGTTCGGCACCCTGAAGGTGATGCCCGCGCCCGAAGCCGCCGCAGCGGCGATGATGCCGATGTCGGCGTAGGAGAGGTCGCCGTCGGCGAGGAGGGGCCACGCGGCGAAGACCGCAGCGATCAGGCCGGAGACGATGGCCTTGCGGTACGGGGCGAGAGCGTCCAGGAGGGTACGCACGGTGCGGGTCCTTTCGGTTGCGTCAGGCAACGACGCGGAACGAGTACTTGGTGAGCATGGCCTTGAGGTGGGCCTTGGTCTTGGGGCCGACGACGCCGTCGGGGAACAGGCCGAATCGGACCTGATAGCGGCGGACCATCCCGGCGTACTGCTCACCGGCGTAGGTCCATGCGGCCTTCGTGTCTGCGGCCTTGGCGTCGCGGAGCCGGGTCTCCCAGATCCGCAGGTCGCGGTCGGAGACGACCTTCTGACGGTTCATCCAGCGGACGGCGGCGCGGGCCGATTCCTCGGCGACCTTCTGGCCGCTGTGGAAGTAGCCGCCGCGAGCCGCGTAGGCGATCGAGCTCAGGGAGACGCGGGTGCCGTTCTTCGCGGCGAGGCCCGCTTGGTACGACTCCCAGGTGTTCTTGACGTAGAGCTGGTCGCCGTCGTCGGGGCCGTTGTTGGCAAGGCCGTTCTTGCCCTTGCGGTAGGCCTTGACCTGATTGGCCGCGCCCTTGGACAGCGAGGAGCAGTCGACCGCGATGCAGTGGATGTGCTCGACCCACGGACCTTGAGAGGGCATGCGGTGCCACGCGGCGAAGCCGACCTGACGGAGGCGGCGGATCGCCTCGGCGATCTCGGCGTCGGTCATGTAGTGGGCGCTGATGTCCAGCGCGCCGCCGCCGTCGTGGGTGCCGGCTGAGGCGCTGACGGCGCCGTTGTTGAAGCCGCCCTGCGTGATTCGCAGCGTCAGCCCGGAGATACGCCGGGCCTCGACGAGCATGTTGCGAGTGCGGGCGTCCATGCGGAAGCCCTCGAATTCGATGTACGTAGCCATGGGAAGCGGAGGTTCCTTGCAGGGTTGAGGATTACGGAGTGCCGTAGGACCCGGCGCCGTAGACCCAAGTCGGCATGACCTTGAATCCGGATGACGACCCGACCGTGCGCCGTGCCTCCAGCGAGATCGGGACAACGGAGCCGGGAGCGATCCCGGGGAGCGAGGGCACGGCCACGGTCCACGTGGCGTTGTCGAAGGCACCGCCACCGCCACCGGCGATCGACTTGGCGGCGCCGTACTGCGTACCGTTGATGACGAGGCGGAACTCCCCGGTATGTGACGCGGGGGCGAAGCCGGACGCGCCCACTTCGAGGATGGGGTTCCACAGCGGTATGTAGTTCAGCCAGAGCGTCTCGAAGCTTCCGTTGACGGTGGCGGGCCAGGTGGCGGCGTCCTGGACGCTGTACAGCGGGTAGCTGTGTGTCGGCGTCGCGAGGCCCCACCCGGAGATGTAGTCCTCGGAGAAGATGACGTTGCCCTGGGCATCTTGCATCTTCAGGAGCTGGCGGTATCCGGCTTCACTGGGGTTGGGGTCGTCGAGGGCGAACGCGAGAGAGCCGTCGTTGCGGCGGAGAATGAAGCCCGGCTGCGGGTCGCCATCAGGCTCCGGAGGGATGTCCTCGCGGATGCCCATTCGGGCGATCTCGCGACCGTCGGTGTCCTGGAGGATGATGGCGCCGCCCTTGATGGTGATACCACCGCGGCCGATGGTCGAGGCCTCCAGCCGGCGGGCGGCGCGGAGTTCGCGAACCTCCCGCTCCAGGTCCTGGAGGCGGCGCATGACGCCGTCGTCTCCGGCAGGGAGGCGCTGGTCAAACTTCGTCATGCGTCGGCGTCTTCCTCTTCGAGTAGTGGGGTGACGGTGCCGTTGACGGTGTCGAGCTCCCAGCCGATGGCGCGGGCGAGGATGTCGACGCCGTCCGGGTGGCGCGGAGACTCGGCGATCTGGACGCCGACGTAGGCGCCGAGCATCCAGTCGGCGCCGAGCTTCGGGGCAGTGGCGGCGTTGGCCTCGACGGTGTAGATCTGAGCGCCGCTACCCATCCAGGCGACGAGCTCCTTGGCGTGGGCGGTGAGAGTGGAGGCCTGTGTCGCGCCGGAGATGGTTCGGCGGTACTCGTAGCGCGGCCAGCCGGCGGCGATGAGGGCCTCCGCGCGGCCCGGCGTGCCGGAGGGGCGGGTCTCGCCTTCTCCGTCGCCGAAGATCTCGACGTGGGTCGCACTCTTCGAGCTGGAGTAGTCCTCCTTCAGCTCGTACGAGCGGATGCAGCCCGGGTAGTCGAAGATCGCGTTGACGGACTTGTCGCCGGTGTCGAAGTTGTTGCCGATGGAGAGGTCGACCAAGAAGCGCTTGGTGAAGGCCGTCTTGGTGGCGTCCGACCAAATGACGTCGATGGTCCACTCGGGTCCGTCCTCGACGCCCATGAGCTCAGTGAGCTGGGAATAGACGGTCTGGTCGGAATCGGCCGAGTAGGTGCGGTCGTGGTACGGCGCCGAGTTGAAGAACGTGGGGAACGTCATGCCGATGCCCTCGACGTTGTCGGCGTCGAAGACGAGGTCGACGGCGATCTGTTGCCCGGCGCGGTGGGTCTCGACGCGGTCCTTGACGAAGCGACGGTCGTAGTAGCCCTCCAGCGTGACGAGCGACAGGGAGATGTACTCGTCACTGCCGCCGGAGCGGCCGATGACGATCCCCGCCCACAGGGGCATCTCGTCGTCGTCGCGGACGCAGACGAGCATCGTGCGGCCCGGGTCGGTGGCTGACTTCCAGTCGCCTGCAGCATCCGCGACGGGGAACGCACCCTGGAGCGACGAGTACGCCCCGAGGATGCGTTGCAGCGAGCCGCCGGGCTCGAACGGGATCTCCTCGACGATCTTGCCGGTCTTCAGGTCGCAGCCGTACCAGGTGTAGGTCGGGGTGGAGGCCAACTCGGCCGGTGCGGGGACTGGGCGAGTCGTTGCCATGAGCATGCGGTTTCGCTCGGCCATGCGAGGCGGCTCCCGATCAGAAGTAGGTGGTCACGATGACGCGGCCGTTGGCGCCGGCGCCGCTCGCGGCACCCGTTGTGGCGTTGGAGTAGGCACCCGACCCGCCAGCGCCGTATGCGCCACCGGCTACGCCTGTCGAGGAGCCAGCCGACGCCGAGCCGACGCCCGCACCGCCGCCGCCGTAGTAGCCGTTGCCACCAGCGCCGGACATGCCGAAGGAGGTGGAGCCGAAGCCGCCGCCACCGCCGCCACCGGTGACGGACATGTCGCCGCCGGAAGCCGTGCCGCCGCCACCACCCGCGACGCCGAATGCCGCCGAGGAGGTGTTGGAGCTGATCCCACCGCCGCCGCCGTTCGCGGCAACAGGGGTTGTGTGGGCGAAGGACGATGCGCCGCCCGGGTTACCGTCGGCACCAGACACGGCAGCGCCGCCGGTGCCAACCGTGACGGCGACGGAGGCAGCGAGGGCCGAGGCGTCGAAGCGCTTCCAGGACCAGCCGCCCGCGCCGCCGCCTCCGCCTTGGGAGTGGTTGCCTGCGGCGCTCGTCTTGGAGCCGCCGCCGGAGCCGCCAGCTCCGATGACCTCGACTTCTACCCACTTGGCGCCAGCGGGCTTAACCCACGTGCCGTTCGCGGTGAAGATCTGGGTGACAGGCGCAGCGACCGAGAAGGTCACCCATGCCGAGCCGCTGTAGAACTCCATCGCGCCGGACGACAGGTTGAAGATGACCTGTCCGGCATACGGGGCGGATGGGCGCGTGTCGCAGGGCAGCACCGCGCCGGCGGCGACCGTGAAGCGGTTGGTGGGAAGGGCGACGGTCAGGGCGTTGCCTGGCGTTGCCTTCGGAACGGTGATGGTGCCGAGGAGGACGGACTTGCCGGGCATCGTCGGAGCCGACGGAGTGGAGGACGGCGTACCGGCGAGGTACTCGACCTTGGCCTCTCGCGTCGCGTCCCCGTTGTCGGCGTCGTAGACGCGGACGAACACGATGTCCTTGCGGTCGAAGGTGGCGTCTCGCGCGGTGATGGCGCCGGTCTCGGCTGTGAGGATCGGCACGCGGTACTCGCCGAACGCGCCTGCGGACACACCGCTTACGGAGACGATGCCGGGCTGGACGGTCCACGTCATGGAGGAGGTGGATAGGACGGCGGCGTTACCGCCGGGCCGGACGCCAGGGCGGGCGCCGAGGTTGTTGCCGTCGTAGGTGGCGTACATCGTGTCGATGGCGCGGAGCTCGGCGGCGTCGTAGGTGGGGTCGCCTGCGGAGGCGTTCAGCCATGCCGGGGTACCGACAGTCATTGAGTTCTCACTTCCAGGCGTCGCGCCAAACGATTTGCGCTTCGGCGCCGGCGGAGTAGGTGGGGGAGTTGAAGGCAAGGAGGTTGTTGCCCGGGGCAAGTTCGAACCACTGGCCGGAGACGTAGCCACGACGGGAAGAGACGCCGTTCAACATGGCTGTGTGTCGATCCAGGTCGAGGTCCAACCACTCGCCGGATGCGAGATCCATGTTCAGCTGAAGGGATTCGCCTGTGCCGAGATGCGTGATCTTCGGCCGCTCGACCGGGCCGTAGAAGATGACCCGGGGTGCGACGGCGGCCTTGCCGACGTTGTCAACGGCAACTACTCCGGAGACGGTGACCGCGTTGACGGAGAACGGGACCGTGAATGGAACCGACAGGCCGCCGGTGGTGACTGGCAGACCCGCGCTCTCCACGTGCTGCGTTGCCGAATACGTCAGCGGGTCGGGGGCCACGAGACCGATCGAGAAGGTCGCCAGCTCGGGAGTGACAATCTTCGGGTCTGCGTCGCCCTCTTGACGGACGTAGGTGATGCGGTCGTCGCCGGAGTGGACGCCGTAGACGGTCATCAGTTCCGGGACGTCGAGCGGGATCGCCGCGAGGAGCTGGTCGATCAGGTCCGGCGCGTTGCCGGCGGCGCTGTGGACGACGCCCTTCAGGGTGTAGCCCTTCGCGGCTTGGAAGGCGCGACTACGCCAGGCCCCGCGGGCTGCGGAGCGTGGCGTGGTCGTGCCTGTGGAGGTGGAGCGCTGCCAGCCGTCGAGGTCCTCGACGATCCAGGAAGCCCCGGTTTCCTCGTCGTACTCACCGAGGATCAAGCCGCCGATGCCGACGCGGTACTTCGAGAGGATCACGTCAGACTCCTTGGTTGGCGAGCTTCCGGCCGACGATGCGAGCGGTTGCCTCGGGGTCGTTGTCGCCGTGGACGTTGATGACCGGTCCGTTGCCTGCAGCACCTAGCGCGGCCATGGGCACAGGGCCGGACGCGGAGGCGGGGCGGATTGGCAGGTTGGCGATGTTGTTGGTCAGTCCGCCGAGGGACGAGAAGACCGAGGGAAAGCGCGAGGCGAAGCCTGCGACGAGGCTGTCGATGATCGCGGCGCCTGCGGGGGTTAGCAGCTTGCGGTCTCGCTGGATCGGACCCTTGACCTTGGGGATCAGGTCGGTGAGCTCCTTGAGCTTGTCCGTGACGGTGTGGATCTTGGAGGTGATTCCGTCGAGGAGGCCTTGGATGATGCTCGTTCCGGCGTCCCAGAGGATGCGCCCGGCGCCGGCGAAGGCGTTCTTGATCGTGCCGAGGATGCCGGTGACCTTGGAGACGAGCTTGGAGACGACTCCGCTGACGGCGTCATACATCGAGTTGAAGGCGCCGACAGCAGCTGTCTTCGCCGCGTTGAAGGCGGAGGAGACTCCGGACTTCACGGTGTTGATGGGGCCGGAGATCTTGCCCCAGATCGCGTGAGCGACGACGGAGATCGCATTGCCGATCGCATTCCAGATGGTGCGCGTGGTGGCGAGGGCCGAGGTGAAGGTCTTGACGACGTTGCCTACGACGATCGAGACGACCTTGGAGACTGCGTTCCACACCGCGCTCCACACGGCGAAGATCGCTTTCAGCTGGGAGCCGACGACGAAGAGGATCGCCTTGATGGCAAGGCCGATGACCGCCGAGACGAGGCCCCAGACGGCCCGAATGACGGGCTCGAAGCGGGACCAGATCGCCTGCCACGCGGAGTACAGCGCACCGAGGACCGCAGCGACGGTGCCAACGAGGCCCCGGATGTAGCCGACGATCGCTCCGACGACTGCCGAGACGATGCTGGCGGCAACGTTCCACGCTGCGGTGAAGCCAGGCACGACGGTGCCCTTGAAGAAGTTGACGACGGCGCCGGCTGCTGCCTTGATGCCGCCCCACGCCTTCGACCAGATCGTCTGGAACCAAGTGGTCTTGGTGGCGATCAGCACGATCACGGCGACAACCGCGACGATGGCAAGCACGATCCACGTGAGTGGACTGGCGAACAGGGCCGAGTTCATGAGCCACTGAGCGGCGGCGTAGGCCTTGGTTGCGTTCGACCAGAGCGCGGTGCCTGCGGTGACGGCCGCCATCGAGACCTTGTAGACCGCGAGTCCGGCGGCGATCGTGGCGATCGCGATTCCGAAGACCTTTGCGGTGGTGGCGTGCTTGGCCAGGAAGCCACCGAAGTTGCCGAGTACGGCGACCGCAGCCGCGAGGCCCGGTACGACCTGTGTGACGATGAGGGCGGCCAGACCCGTGAGCGAGGGGATGGCGTTCTTGAGCTTGGCGCCTGCGTCGGCGATCGCGGGGCCGAATTTCGACTTGAAGTCGCCGGCAGCTGTCGTGATGGCCGGGAGCACCTGTCCGCCGAGGATCTCGACGAAGCCCTGCTTGAGGGTGCGGGTGAAGGCCTCGATCTGCGCGGTGGGTGTGGAGCCCAGCGCCTTGTTCGCACGGTCTGTCGCGCCGGCGAGCTGGCCGAGACCCTGCGCTGCGGTCTTCGGGTCCATCGCGAGGAGGGCCTGACCGAGGTCCTCAGCCTGCGTGCCGAAGAGGTTGACGGCGGCGGCGGACTGGGCGGCCGGGTCCTTGATGGACTTGAGCCGGTCGAAGACGAGCTGCAGCGCGGCGTTGGCGGCCGGGCCACCCTTGGCGAAGGTCTCGGTCATCTGCTTGGCGTTCAGACCAAGGGCCTTGAAGCCTGCAGCTGACGAGGCCGAGCCGTCGACCGCGCGGATCGCGAATTCCTTGAGGGCGTCGGCTGCGATGTCGCTGTCGCGCGCACCGGCGCGGATGGCCTGATTCATGAGGCCGAGGGCCTGTGGGCCGCTGATGCCCAGCTTCTTCAGCTGGACGCCGTACTCGTTGAAGGTGTCGAGAAGGTCTTCGGACTTGTTGATGCCGAGCTGCTGGCCGCGGGTGAGAAGGTCGAAGGCCTCGGTGGCGTTCTTGGCAAGGCCCGTCTTGATCATCTGTGCGACCGCGCGGGTCGACTCGACGGCCTCGGTGCCCGAGATCTTGGAGTAGGTCTCGATCTGTGCGACGACTCCGGCGATTGCGTCCTTGGAGTCCGTCGCGGCGACGATGCCGTTCTGGAACGCGGCCTTGATGGTGTCGCCGACCTGCGCGACCGACTCGCCGTAGTTCTGCTTGTAGGCAAGGCCTGCAGCGGCACCGAACTTCGATGAGGTGCTCGTGTCGAGGCCGAGGGAGGCTTGCATGTCGGCGCCGACGTCGGCCTGTCCTGCAGCGGTGATCAGACCGCCGACGAGGGCGGCGCCGGCGAGGACGCCACCCGCCTTGAGGAGCGTGCCGAGCTTGCTTGTGATGCTGGAGGAGAAGTTCTTGGAGTACTTCTCGCCCTCCTCCTTGGCGGAGACGCCGAGGTGTGGGCCGATCTCCTTCGCGAGCGCGGCGCCGAATCCCTTGGCGGTAGGGATAACGGGCATGGTCGCGTAGCCGACGTCACCAACACTGGTCACTGTGGGTCCTCTTGGAGACGGGCGCGTTGAGCCATGAGGGCGGCGCGGGCTTGATCGGCGTCGGGGCGCCGTGTGGACTTCTTGGGGAGCGCGGGGTGACGCTCGCCGGTGAGGGCTGACCAGACGTCAGCGAGAAGGACCGCCTCTGTGCTCCAGTCCGCGAGCTCGCCGTGCATGGCACGGGCTGTCGCGGACTCGCGGGGGAGGGCGTCGACCAGGACGGACAGGCGGCGCAACGAAAGACCTCCCCGCCAGAGGTCGAGGAGGTCGATGCTGAAGTAGCGGAGAAGGTCCGCTTCGAGCGCCGGTGTGTGGTCCCGGATCAGAGCACAGAGGGCGGTCAGTTTCCCTGCATGCCGGTGGCCTTGGCGATGGCCTCCATCATTTCGCCGACGTCGGCGGCCTTGCGGCCCGTCGACTTCATGACGTCCCACTGCCGGTCACCGAGTACGGCGTTCACGGCGCTGATGACCTTGCCCTGCTCGAACAGCAGGAGGACATCGACGTCCCAGTGCTCGGCGGACTCGATGGTGTAGGTCTTGCCCTTGTGGGTGAAGGTCACCTTGCCGGTGGTCGCGGCGGCGCGGGCGGCGTTGCGGTTGGAGTTGTTCTGGGACATGCGCGGGTCTCCTGTTCAGGGCGCGGGTCGAGGTTGTTGCTGGAGGCAAGGGAGCGGGCCGGACCCGCGCAGGTACAGCCCGCTCCCGGTCAGGGGCCGAGGATCAAACGGTGCCGTCGTTGGAGATCTCGGTGTAGAGCGTCCCGTCGGACTCCGGGTAGAGGGCGACGGTGATGTCGTAGACGGCCATGTCCGACTCGGAGTCGGTGATGTCGGCGACCTCGTCGACCGTGCAGCGCTTGACGCAGCGCCGCTTGATCTTGTCGCCGTCGCGGAGCTCGAAGACGATCGCTAGCTCCGAGGTCGTCGGGACCTTGATGGTCGAGGTGACGTCGCCGTCCACATCGGCCGCACCTCGGGTCGAGCCCGGGTTGACGAGGCCGAACGTGGTGGCGTTGTCCTCCAAGCAGACGAAGCGGATCTTGCGCTCGTGCTTCGACTTCTGCTTCCGGACGAGTAGTCCGCCCCACGCGTAGTACGAGTTCGACTCTTCGTCGCGGGACTCGGTGAAGCCCTCGTCGCCGGACAGCAGGCCGACAGCCTTGAGGCCAGCGTCGAGCGGGGTTGCGGTATCGGTCGGCATCGTCACGCCGACGGCGCCGATGTAGACGTCTGCGTTGACCCAAAGGCCAACCTTGGTCGGGTCTCCGGCCATGCGGGGTTACCTCTCAGAGGGGAGTAGGCCGCAAGCGGAGTGCGGCAGTGAAGTAGGCGAAGGGCGAGCCGGACTCGGGGTCCGTCGCGGGTAGAGGGCCGACGCCCTCCGAGCAACCGCGCTGGTTCGCGTCGCCGGGGTTGGACAGGAGCACCGCTTTGAGGAGCTCGGCGAGGTCCTGGGCTTTGTCTTCGGACGCGGCCCAGACCTGCACGCGGAGTGCGGCGGTGGCAGTGACCGGGTAGAAGCCCGATCGAGAGTCCACGGATACGCGGACGTAGGGGAGTCCTTGCGCGGCCTGCTTGCGCTCCTCCGGGAAGACGGTGCCGAACTTCACGGTGGCGCCGTACGTGCTCGTCGGCTCGGCACGAAGGATGCCTAGGGCAACCTTGCGAGGGTCGGGGAACTTGACTCGGAGGGTCACCCGGTTACCGCCTTGGTCAGCGAGGAGTGTTTGCCCTCGATGCCACGGCCGGCAGGGTGCGCGATGGCGACGATGGAGACGGCCCTGTCGGTGATGACGTCTTCTACGTCGACTGCGTCTTGCAGCTCGTGGCGGACGATCGCGGCGTCCTGGCGGGCGCGGGCGGCGACCTCTTCGGCGCGGGCGTGGACCGCTTGGGCGATCCCCCGGCTTTTGAGCATGGCTTGCATGCCCGCGGGGTTGAGCTTGACCTTGACCTTGGCGGCCATCAGTCCTCCAGGCGGGTCAGCTTCAGCATGTAGAGCTTCAGCGCGGACGGACTACGGATTGGGTCGGCGTCGGCTGCGTAGGTCTCACCGTCGATGCGGACGCGGTCGCCCTGCTGGATGTCGGCCGAGCGGGGCATGAGGATCTGGCGGCCCTGGATCACGTGGAAGCACTTCTGCTCGATGACCAGTGGGTCAGAGAAGTCGGCAAGGTCGTTGCCGTAGGCATCGGAGCCCTGCGGACGCAGGACCTCGCAGGTGTCGGGGAAGTTCACCAGCGCCCCCGGTAGCCGCCCCAGTGCGCCCAGTCGTCCGGCCAGCCGCCGTACGTCGCAAGACCGTCGCGGTTGTCCGTTGCGGCAGGCGTTCGGATCGAGCCGGTGCCGGTCCAGGCGTTGGGGTTCTCGGGGTCCGGAGCGTTCGCGGCTTCGCGGATCAGGTCGACCTCGTCCTCGGTGAGGTAGATGGTCGACTGGCCCTCGGCGTAGGTGTAGCTGTACGCGCCTTGGCCGAGGGCCTCGTTACTGACTCCGTCCGGGTTGCGGTAGTCGCGAATGGCGGCGCGTGTGCAGATCGTGGCGACCACGTCAGGGACGTCGTCGAGCGACCCGCCGGCGTCGACCCAATTGCGCTTGGCAACGGTGCGGATCAGTGTTGACGCGTCGTCGAGGGAGGTCTGTGCACGGGCGAGGTCGGCTCCGGAGAGGGAGCCGACCTCTAGGCCCATGCGTACTTCCATCGCCGCAACCGTCGAGAGGGCGGGCAAAGCCATGGGTGCCCTCCTTGGGCGTTAGCGAGGGACGGATCAGGCCGGGTCGGTGGCGGTGTCGACGCGGTACGCGGACGGAACCAGCACGATCGACGCGGTCGAGCCGGAGCGGTCGATGTTGCGGAACTGCTGGTACGAGCAGCCGGTGAAGGTCTGCACGAGGGACGTGTGCTGACCGATCGAGCTGTCGTAGTCGCGGATGTGCTGCAGCGAGAAGCCGCCGGTCGACAGCGACGCGGCGTAGACCTCGTCGCCGGTCGGAGCCTCCGGAGCGCGGACAGCGAGGGTGAAGCTGTCGCGGTGGTAGAAGACGACCTGCTCGTCGTCAATCCGGTTGGTCTCGAAGCACGCGAAGCCGCCGACGTTCTCCTGACCGGGGACCAGCGGGTTGGAGGCCTGCGTGCTCGCGGAGAACACCTTGGCGTCCGCCATGTCCTGCCAGACCTTGGTACCGACGGCCGCGCGCAGCCCGGTCACCGGTACGCCGTTGTCGCGCAGGGCCTTACGGACCGCGGTGAACAGCTTGGTCGGGTCGGTCGCGCTGTAGGCGAAGGTCGTTGCCTCCGGCAGAGCGATCATGGTCTCGGCAACCAGGGACTCGATGTCCTCTCCGAGGGCGTCGACCTGCGGGGCGAGCACCTGCTCCCCGAAGTTCTCCAGGTCGAAGGTCATCTCGCGCTGGTTGAGCGCGACCTTGCTGTAGGGGTTGCCGGACAGGGCGATCGGGAAGGTCGTCTCGGCGAGCGAGTCCACGACGAACGCGGCGAGCTGACCGGTGGTGCCGGAGTTGGTCAGGTCGCGCCGGCGGGCCTTCAGCGCGGCCGGAACGCGGACGTTGACGGTTGTGCCCTTGCCACCGTCGTAGTTGTCCTCGTAGTCGCGGTTGATGGTCTGCGCGAGGACGAGGTCCTGCGTCAGGAGCGCGGTCGCCAGCTTGACGACGTCCGGCGCGGTGTACAGGGTGTTAGCCATTGGGGGATGGGCCTCTCAGGAGGGAAAGGGAGATCAGCGCCGACGGATGCGCTGCGCGATGGCGGCGTGATCGATCGACTCGGGGGCGTCGCCACCGGAGGCGGGCGACAGCTTCGGCTTGGGCTTCGCGCCGGGTGCCGGGGTCTTGGGTTTGCGATCGCCGAGGAGAGCGGAGATCGTGGCGGCCTGTGCCTTGAGCTCGTCCTCGGTCGTTGCCGTGAGCAACTCGACGGGGATGTCGGCGTCAGCGGCGATCTTGGCCTTGAGGTCAGTAGCCTCACGCTCGGCGAGGGCCTTCTCAGCGGCCTCGGCGCGGGCTACGGCCTTCTGCAGGTCGGACATTTCCGCTTGCTGGCGCTCGTTGTCGGCCTTCTCGTACTCGGCGATGCGAGCGCGGGCCTTGTCGAGGTCCGCTTTCTGCGCTTCGATCTTGCGCTTGGCGCGGTCCTCGTCGTACGGGCCATCGAACTCGACGGCCGGTTTCGCCTCGGGGGTCTTGGTCTCCGAGGTCTTCGGTGCTTCGGCGGACTCGCCGGCCTTGGGGGCTTCGCCTTCGGTGCCGGGCGCGGTGGTGCTGTCAGCCATGGGTGTTCCCTCCTGGAGAACGTGAAAGGGGCACGCGGCCTGCGCGTGCGGGGAGAGCGCGTCAGAGCGACGCGGAGTAGGCGCGACGGAAGGCGTTGACCGCCGTGTCGCCGGGCGCGAGTTCCTTGGTGGACTCGCGCCAGAGGGCGTCGTACTTCGCGTGGTCGCCGGGGATCTCGGCGTCGCGGGAGTAGATCGCCTGAACGGTGCAGCCGCATCCGTCGTGGTAGCGGTGGGCGCTTCCTCGCGCGCCAGCGCTGTCCTCGCTTTTGTAGACGGCCCCGCGACTGGCGAGCATCGCGCAGAAGTAGCAGGGCTTGCCGTCGGTGATCCGGGCGTAGCCGATCGCGCGCCTGTCGCGTTGGGCGGTGCCGTAGATCGTTCCTCGGCCTGCATTCGCCGTGTGCCGGAAGATGGCACCTGCGGTCGCGGTGCGGGCGACGTCTAGGGCGGTGATGAGTGAGTTGCCTAGGGCAAGCTGTTGTCGCAGGGTGATCGGCCCTGTGAACAGCAGCGAGGTCGTCACCTGCGCGAGGTTGAGGACGCTGGGGAGGAGAGGTGCGGGTTCCTGACCCGCGACGCCTGCAGCTCCTCGGTACGCCTCGTAGTACGCGGCAGCGACGTTGCCCATCTCGACGCGGTCGCCGTTGAGGAGCGGGAAGACCGTGCCGACGTACTCGCGGAAGGTCCCGTCGAGGTTGCCGGTGTCGAGGATGTTGTCGAACGCGAGGAGCGTGAGTGACGATGCCCTCGTCGCGATGCGGCCTTGCTCCCGGCGGTAGGCGTCGGTCAACGCAGCCGGGCTAGCCATCAGGCCGCCGGAGGTTGAGCGGGCGGCGCTGCGGGTGCTGTGGTCGACGCGGCCTGCCGGTCGATGGCTGCGGCCAAGGCCGTCATGCCGTCTTGGTTGGCGGCGGCCATGGCCTTCCACTCGGTGATGTCCGTGTCCGTGACGCCGGGGATGCGGGGCCACATGGCCTCTGCCGGAACGGACGCGCCCTGGATGAGCTTGACGATGCCGTCGACCGTCTGGGCGAAGGAGCGGGACTCGGAGTCACGCCAGCGGACTTGCGCCGACGCGTCAGGCTCGGGGTCGCCGGCCGCGATGGCGGCGAGCGTGAGGACCTGCTCCCAGTTCTCTCCGAACAGCATCGCGTATTGATCGATCTTGCGATCGGTCGAAGCCTCGACGGCTGCGAGGGCGTCAGCAGAGAGGTTGACGAGGTCGCCTGCGAAGACGTGCGGCGAGAGCTGCCCGATGGCGGCCATCGTCTTCACGCCGGACTCGTAGGCGTTCAGGTGGTCCTGTGTCTGCGTCTGGGCGAAGTCGCCGAACTTGGCGTCCGAGTTGTCCGTCACCCACAGGCGGTTGACGGCGGCCTCGAAGGGCTCGATGGGCGTGCCGTCGTCCTTGCGGGGAACGACGAGGCCGGTTGCCCAGCGCTGCCGGAACGAGGCGTACTGCAGGCCCATGGCGAGCATGAAGCGCGTCTCGTTGATCTGATCCTGGATGCGGATCAGGGGCCGGATGATGCCGTGTGCCGGGACGTCGAGCCGCTCGCGGAAGCGGATCAGCGGCGGGACGGGCATCTTGTGCGCCTCAGCCTCGCCGACGGTGACGGCGCCCGTCTGCGGAGCGGTGATGTCCCACGAGTTCGTGTCGTCGACGAGGCGGTAGAGCGTGTTGCCGTCCTCGTCCTTGCCGCGACGCACCAGATACCGGTGGGGGTACTCGTCGTCTTCGTCCTCGTACTCGGCCCATACGCGGGACGGGTGGAGGGGCTTGATCGAGGGGGAGTCGCTGTCGGACGGCAGCACCTCGACGTAGCCAACGCCGTAGTCGAGTGCGGCGCGGTGAGCGATCGTCTGGCGGGCGTCGAGCTTGTTGGCCTGCCAGTGACGCCACGCCGCTTCGTTGTCCTTGGAGTTCGGCGAGCGGTAGCCCTCGACGAACAGCACCTTGGAGAAGGTGTCGGACACGAGCGGCAGCCAGTTCGTGATGGAGCGCCGGGCCATGTCGCGGTACTCGACGGTGGCGCCGCGCGGCATGTAGGGGAGGTCGTGATGACCGTCGAGGTAGCGCTGTACCTTGCCGAAGACGCCCCGCCCCGGCTCCCATGCGGCGCGGTGCGCGGAGATCATCGCCTCGGCGGCCTTCGCGGGGTTGGAGATGGGCACGGGGCCTCCGGGGTTAGAAGCCGATCAGGGTTCCCGTCGACTTGCGGCGTTTGGAGAGAGCGCCTTCGCCGAGGACGCGGGAGCGCGCCATGCGCGCGAGGAGGAGTGCGGCCAGCGCGTCGACCTTCTTGGGCGACTCGCGGCTCTCCTTGCCGAAGGAGATGCCCCAGCGGTTGGGGCGCCGGCGGGCGTTGAGGACGTGGCGGCGGAGGATGGCGGCGGCGTCGCGGCCGTCGTCGAGCCGGTGAGGCCCCCATGGAATGGACACGTCGGTGATGGCGCGGTGGAGCGTCTCCGTCTCGCGGGTGGTGTCGGCGAGGTGGCCGCGCATGTCCCACGCGACGGCGTGACGGGTAGTGGCCTTGAGCAACAGGCGCTCGCCGTACTGGTCGCGCCAGGCGTCCACGTCGGTCTCCCAGTAGGCGACGTCGGAGAAGAACGCGACTACGTCCAGGTGACCGAAGGCGTGGTCGACGGCCCCGCGGGCTTGGTCCTTGGGGACCTGCCAGCCTTCACCGGCGGGGCCGGAGGGCTTCTCCCAGATCGCCAGGAGGAACGGGGCGCCGTCGGAGATGCGGACCGCGACGAGGGCGGTGGAGTCGTCGGTTAGACCGCCGTCGAAGCCGAGGGTGACGGGCTGGTCGGGGCGGAGCGGCTCGACGTCGTCGGAGCGGTTGGCGTCCCACTCGTCGGGGGCGACCCACGAGTCGGCGGCGGCGACGATCTCGTTGAGGTAGAACCGCCGGGCGTCCTCGGGGGACGTGTCCGGGTCGTAGATCTCCTCGACGAGACGGTCGAGGTCGATCCACGTCGCGTCCCCGTACGTCGCGGCCAGCGCGGCGCGGAGGATCTTCTCGTTGGCCATCTGCTCGGTGGAGAGCGAGGGCGCCTGACGGGAGTCGTACAGAATGCCGGTGGCCTTGGAACGGCCCTCGACGATGGCGAGGTGTGCGAGGTAGGAGCCCTCGGCAACCGTGTCTTGTCCGGGCTCGTGCGCGTTGGTCGTCTCGATGGCGCGGGCGGCGCCGTCGCGGGACTTCGCGAGGTTGCGCCGGATGACGCGGGCGAGGGCGTGGCCGCCGTTGGACTTGGTCCAGTGGTGCGGCTCGTCCATGACGGCGAACGACGGGCGGGCGCCCTCCTGCGTGGAGGACGACGCGGTGATCGGGACGATCTTGCCGCCGGTCGGCGTCAGGATGCGGGTCATGCCGACGTCGAGGCCGATGGTCTCGACGAGGTCGGACTCCTCGCACATCGCGCGGATGGCGTCGAAGGTGTTGGCCACCTGCGTTTCGGAGACACCGGCGATGACGACCCACGGCATGGAGTGGGTCTTGCCGACGGGCTTGCCGTTGTCGTCGAAGTGCGAGAAGCGGACCGGGCCGGCAAGCTCGGCGAGGCAGACGGCGCCGATGAACGGCGACTTGCCCCAGCCCTTGGAGCGACGGAGGACGCCTCGGCGGTAGATGAAGCGGCCGGTCTCGTCGACCGCGTACCACCAGAGGATGAAGTTGACCTGCTCCGGAGTGAGTCGGAAGGGCTCACCGGCGTTGTCGCCGTCGGGCTGCAGGAGGTGTGCGTGAATCCAGCGGACGACGCCGATACCGAGGGTCTTGACGGAACCGTCGGTGGGGAAGCGCGGGAGCGTGGTCTCCGCGACGATCTCGGGGAGGTCGCGGGAGCGTATGGCGTCGTCAGCCAGGCCGGTCACAGGAGACCGAGGACGTCTGAGTCGTCCTCGGCGTCAGGGGCGATCGAGAGGACCGCAGCGTTCGGGGTGGCGTCGTTCGTGACAGCGATCCGGGCGCGGAGGCGGTCGACGTGGGTCGCGCCGAGGCGCTCCTCATTCAGCCGGATCTCCGACATGGTCGCGGGCTTAGGGTCCGCGAAGTAGCGCTCAACCAGCGGGGCGAGGAGCGCGAGGCGCTGCCAGTCGGTCGCCGTGAAGATCTGGGCCTGAGGGGCGGTGCGCCATCCGTCGTACCAGCGGCGGACGTCGGCGTCCCAGTCGTCGCGGCCGGTGGCGTCTTCGAGGGACGGGCCGCGGGTGAGGCCATCGTCGGTGAGGACGTGAGCCGGCGCGGTGATCGCCGAGGCGTTGCGGTTGACGCTGTTCGGCTTCTTGGGGTTCAGGGTGCCGCGAGCCATTGCGACCTCCTGGGGCGCGTCGGTGGGCGTCACCTGGACGCCTGGGCGGAGTGGAGCGGCCGACTACTGAGAGTCAGCGAATGTTGCAGGGGGCGAACCTGGCTGCCTGTACACACCGCCTGGCGCTATGCCAACCGAGGAGGCTGTCGGGGAGGGGAGGGGAGGCACCCCCCGGGTGCTGGCGGCGGTCGCGAGTGCGGAAGTTCAGAGCGCGCCGGGATGGCGCGAGGGCGGCCGTGTCCTGGCCTTGGCTCGCCTTCCGGCTTTCGCTTCAGCTTGTGTCTTGGCTGCGTGGTGGACGCGGCAGATGGTCTGAAGATTCGCGTAGTCGTGGTCGTCGTTGTTGACGATGTGGTCGACCTCGTTGCTTCGCTCCAGACACTTCAGTCCGGCAGCGTCGCGGACCTGGCAGCGGTACTGGTCACGCCGTAGGACGCGGAGCCGGCGCCTAGCCCAGTCACTGGGCAGGCGTGAGCGGCGGTCGCTGGACTCCCATGGCATGGGACAGGACCTCCGGGGGTGGCGTGGGGTGGGCCAAAGAACACGCCCCCGGTTTCTTCAATGAGAGGAGGGCCGGGGGTTTCGATGAGTGCCACACGGGGGCTCAACCGCGAGAGGGAGCGGGTGGCTGGACCACCTCAGCGCTTCCGACCTCACATCGCAGGAGCCCCCGTGCGGGGCTGTTCACGCACGAGGCAGGCCCAGCCTCATTGAAGCCTCGGCGGCTGCATCTACCCGAGGCCCTCGTGCGTGAAGAAGAGGGGCACGACGCGGGGTTGCCGCTCACGGTGTCGTGCGCACCGAAACCACGCCCACGAAGGAGCGCAGCGGGTTAAGTGCCCGGCTGTGCCAATGCCCGGATTTCAGGTCCGGAGGAATGCCGGGTGAGGACACCTACCCGCCGCCCCTTGGGCTCGCGGCGTGCTCTAGGTGCCTCAGTTGTTATGTCCGTGTGGGGGTGGGCCAAGAGATCATCGGCGGCACTCCTTGCAGTGGGCCTTCAAGCCGTCGGGCCGCGAGTCGTCGCGGTGGAACTCGGCCTTGGGCTTGTCGGTGTCGCACGCGGGGCAGTGCTTCAGCTCGGCCTCGCGGGACTGGGCTTGTCGGACGCGGCGTAGGACCTCGCCGCGAATGCGCGCGGCGATCTCGTAGCGGTCTTCGTGGTCGGGGTGGTGGGCGACGATCTGGTCGAGGGTCGACGTCATGGAGTGCTCGCAGGGATGGGGTGGGGTGGGGAACGAAGGCGGACGCCTCCTGATGGTTATGTCCATGAGGATTGTCGGCGTGCTCAGTCGTCGTCGCCGTCCCACACCAGACGCTTGGGGTCCCAGTAGCCGGGGCGCCCAGGGTGCACGGTGACCTTGCCGTTGAAGGCCAGCGCCACAAGGTCGCCCTTCTCGCGGATCGTTGGGGCGGCGAGGAAGGCCTCCCAGTAGGTTTGTCCAGGCGGGGTCTCGCGGTACTGGATGACGGCCTCGGCGCTGGACTCCGCTGCCGCGTCCTGGATGGTCGCTAGGCGGGCGCGCAAGTCTCGGCGCTGGCGAACCACCTTGAGGGCTTCCTCGTCCTCTAGATCCTCCTTCAGGCGCTCGTCGGCGGCCTGGATGGCTTCCGTCAGGGTGGCGACGACGGCCGGGTCTGGGGTGTAGACGTCGGGCTCCCATCCGCCGGGATCGATGGGGAGGTCGCCGAGGCGCTCTCGGAACTCGCGCACGACGAAGGGCTCGGCCCAGGTCATGACGACGGACACCGGGTTGGGGCAGACGCCGACCCCGCCGCGACAGCGGTAGGTCCAGGTGCGGCCGGCGGCGGGACGGTGGGGGTACATGACGCGGTCGCAGGACGAGCAGTAGAAGAAGTCGACGAGCGCCTCGGTGTCCGGGTCGGGCCGGTTGCGGCGGGTGGCGCGCAGGCCCAGGAGGTGCTGCAGCTCGCGGTACTCGGTGTACGTGAGGATGGCCTGCTGTTCGTCGATGCGGGCGGTCCCGTCCTCGTTGCGGATGACGTCGTCACCGTGCATCTGGGCACCGTAGATGTTGGGGTTGGAGAGGATGCGCGTGATGGGGGTCATGTGCCAGTAGGTCTCGCGCCCTTCCTTCTCGGCCTTCTTGGTGCCCTTCGGCTTCAGGCCACGCCGGACCCACTCCCGCACGATGTCTCCCTTGGTGCCCTTCGCGCGGAGGTGCTCCAGGGTCCAGCGGATGGCGTCGGCGTGCGCGGGAATCGGCTCGTAGCGCATGCCCTTGCCGTCGTCGCGGGGGACAGCTCGGAAGGGCCACCCACGGCGGCCACCTTGCACGCGGCCCTTGGCGCGGAGACGGCGCCGGCGGGCTAGGGCGCGCTGCTTGATGCGGTGCAGCTCGGCGCGGCCGACCTCGGCGGCGATGACGAAGCGCCAGCGGAACGACTCGGCGTCTCGCTCGCTGTCGAGGCCGTCGTCGACCGAGACGAAGCGCACGGGTGGGCGCACGACGGCACCGGTCGCGGGGTCCTTGCCCTCGATCACGTCGAGCACCATGGCGGCGGCGTTGACGCCCTCGCGGGTGATGCGGTCGCCGTGGTAGGGGACGAGGATCTGGGCGGTCCCGGAGCGGGCGTCGTCGAGCCACGCGAGGAACTCGGGGCGGTCGCGGACCGAGCCCGAGATACCGTCGTCGTAGTGGACGGCGTAGACGTCAGCACCGAGATTCGCGACGACCCCGCGGGCGTCCTCCTCCATGCCCTCTCGACTCGTGTTCGCCTCGTCGGCCGCGCCGCTCAGGCGGATGTAGATCGAGGCGAGCGGGCGTCGGGACTGCAGCTTCGGGACGCCGTCGGCGTAGCGCGTAGGGGTCAT